TAGAGAATGAGTTCCGTATTTTTAGAGAGAACTTTATTCAGAAGTTGGAGAACAAAGAATGAAACTAACATCGTTGTTATCAGAAGGTAAGGTCAGAATCACCTATGGTGGTTCAAAAGTTGAATTTTACACATCATTCAAAAATGGTCAGATTAACCTTATAGCAAAATCATCAAAGGACTTGGACACTATCCAAGACATCCTTTCTAAAAGTTCAAATCCAAGATTGGCCGATGAAGAGTTTAGAAATGTTACGGCACTTTACCTAAAAAAGAAAACCGGTCTTGAATTTGAAAGTGACCCATATGGTCAACAAGCCGGATACACATTTAATATTAAAGATGACAAGTTGTTAAAAATGTTAGAAGCCACGGAGAGCGATATGAACTTAAAATCTATTTTAGAAGGCACTTTGAACGAAGATGCTGCAATGAACAAAAAAGTAAAACAATTTTTAGATAAAAAGTTGAAAGACCTTTCAAAAGGAAAACCAAACCACCAATGGGCAGTAATGCACATTTTGATGGGTGCTTTGAGTGATGCTAACTTCCATAGTGAAGCAAAGCAAGTTGCTAAATTGTTCCCTAAAGCAAAATACGAAGGTGACCCACAAGGTATGAAAGACCTTGAGGAATTGTATCACTACGACTTCGGCCCTGATGTTGCAAACATTTGTAGATGGGATGGTAAAGACATTGTAAACGCAATGGGTTTCTATATCTCAATGACTATTGGTAGACCACTCGGGCAAAAAGTAGAGGCATTGGTAGAGAATACTGGTATGAGAATCTTTAAAGAATCCGTATATAAAAAATAAGGTTTGATATGATTAGTTTAAAGTCACTCTTAATGGAAGCCGATTATCCGGTATACCACAAGTCATTCACTTCAGCTGCAGACGCTGCAAAGAAATACGCTGAAAAACGTGGATTTAAAATCGATGAGGATGATTGGTCAACTCAAATCGGTATGGGTGGTAAGAATGTTCGTTCAAGACCAAGTGAAGGTAAGACTACTGAATTTACGGTAGGTCTTCTTAAAGGTGGTAAACCACAACGTAAGTCTCTTCAAATCCAAGTATATGGTATGAAGAACGGATATGAACTTAACGCATATATCAATTAAGGAGTTCAAGTGGATAAGAAAAAATACATTGAAGAGTTGAGGGTGTTGGGTGAAGAAGTCCAACGATTAGAAGAAAAGAATTGTCCTACTAATCCATCAAAGTGGTCTTATTACAAATCACAGGCAAAACAAAAGTTTGATGTATATCCATCCGCATACGCAAATGGTTGGGCATCTAAACAATACAAAGCCGCCGGTGGCGGTTGGAAACAATGTGCTGGTGAATCGGTAAACGAAAAGATGATTACTCCACAAAGAGGACACAACTACTATCAGTTATATAGAGATACTCCAATCAAATATGTATCGGGTCATTCGGGAATTGGATTGAAAGTTCCTGGTGTATTACTTCATAACGAATATGATACAATCAAAGGTAAGAAGGGTGCTTATATCATAGATTACTTTGGCGCACATTTCTATGTGGATATGAAAAACAAATTTGCATCAAGAATTGCACATCCAGATAATAGAGAGCAGAACAAAGATTTGAGAAAAAATATGGGTCGTACTGCACTCGCACCTGAACACAAAGATTGGAAGAAATATATGAACGAATCAGTAAACGAAGAGTTCCAATCAAAAGATAGAGATTTCGAAAAGGTATATGCTATCTTCGATAAGAAAGATTACTTTAATGCTAAAGGTTTAGCAAAAACACAAATCGGAAACTTCGAAAGAGCATTACAAAGAAACGATAAAGGTGCACAACAAATTTTGGACAAGTTCAAAGGTGATATGGAGAAATCAAAAGAGTATATCATCCAAGTAATTTCAGACCAAAAGAAACAACAAGCATTTGAAGATTACAAAAAATTCAAAAAAGCAGTTGAGAACATTCTATATAGACCAAATGGAAACGAAGAATATGCTTCGGCTGATTTTATTAAAAGTAGAGTTCACAACAATTCTCAAAAATATACAATAGCTCTTTATAGTTCAATTCGTAATAAGAAATTTACTAACTATAAAGATATTCATGCTGATGTAGATTCTTTAATGACTGAATCAGTAAACGAAGGTAAGAAAAGATTCAGACAGCAAGATGGTATTGGTAAAGCTAAATACACAATCTCTTACCACGATGGAAAAGAAAAACACAAAGATGGTAGTGATTTCTTTGGAATCCAAATCTTCAAAAACAAAAAGGATTTAGAAACTTTCAGAAAATCACTTTTGAGTAAAGGATATGTTGAGGAATCGGTAAATGAAGCCGCATCAAGAACCGCAATGGAAATTGGTGGTCTAACTGGTATGAACAAAGACGCAATCCAAAAGTTTGTTGATGATAACAAATTGGATATTGAAAAAGTATATCAGTATGTTAAGAATGGTAAACTTCCAGAAAGAATGGCATTGGTATCAGCAATTGCAGGTAAGCCAGGAAATGCAGTTCAATCAAAACTAATTAAAAAGTTTAAATAAGATGACTGAAACACAACTCAAAGAACTTATCAGAGAAGAATACCATAATGTAAAAAACTTTATGGAAGAGAAGTATGGATTCGTTCCAGAGTTGGGGCAAGTTGTATCTAACCCATATGTATCGGCATTCAAAGTAGAAGACTATTTAGAAGAAGGTAGTGAGACTGATGCTGAAATGGCCGTAGACCAAATTGAAACTATGGTTAAGAGAGCACAAGAGTTAATCACAAAACTTCGTGGTAAAAGTGATTTAGAACCTTGGGTTCAATCGTTAATCACAAAGGCAGAAGATTACATTTCAACAGTATCAGACTATGGTGAGGTTGATGAGTATGATGTAGAGACCATCGAGGAAACTCGTGACTTTATCAACTTTATGAAAGAATATAAAGGTAACATCAACGAGGCAGAATATCAAGGTAGAAAAGTAGAACTTGGTAAGATTATGCAAGGTGATGTTAAGAAGTTCAAAGTGTATGTAAACAACGACAAAGGTAATGTTGTTAAGGTAAACTTTGGACAAAAGGGTATGACCATCAAAAAAGATAATCCAGGTGCTCGTAAATCTTTCAGAGCAAGGATGAATTGTGATTCTCCAGGTCCAAGATGGAAAGCAAGATATTGGTCTTGTCGTAAATGGTAATTAATTAATTCCAACTTACATATTTATATTGGAACAATTAGTTTAACAAAAAGAGAAAATTATGAAAAATTGGTTAAAGAAAACTTGGAATTGGTTACTTGGTAAAACTACTATTGATGAAAAAGTAGTTGAAGTAATTAAAGAAGTTAAAGAAGATGTTGCTGAAGTTAAGACTCGTGCTAGAAACGTGGTTAAGGAAGTAAAAGAAGTTCGTACTGCTGTAAAGAATGTTGTTAAGGAATCAAAAGATGTTGTTGATGCTGCTAAAGGAAAGTCAACACCTAAACGCAAACCACGCAGAAAACCAGCGGCAAAAAAACCAGCAGCAACTAACGCTGGTGATACCAAGCCAGTTGTAAAGAAACCTACGAACCGTAAGCCTCGTAGAAAGCCAGCTGCAAAAAAATAAATGAAAAAACTAAATCCATCTCAACTTGTAATTCTTTGTTTGGCAGGTGTCCTTATCTACCAGCAATTCTTTATGGGTAATACCTACAAAAAAGAATACGAAAGAATGTTGAAAGAAAAAGAGATGGAGTATTTAGGTGAGATTTCAAGATTGGAGAGTGAGGCAGACTCACTCATCCAATTAAATCTTGGATTGAGTAATCAGATTGCTGAAATCGACAATCAGATTGATTCTAAAAACGCACAACTTTTAAACTTGAGAAAACGATATGAAGAGCAAATGGATAAGTTTGATGATATGTCTGATGATGACCTCATCTCTGCTTTCGCAAACGCTTTCAACTGATAGTGTAATTGCAGTTCCAAGAACCGCAGTTAAAAATGCGTTAGTCGTTAAGTCTCAATTCGATGTATGTAAAGAAGAGTTAAAAACCACTCAAGAGTTAGTATCACTACAAGTTGATAAGATTGAATTACAATCTCAACAACTCGCAAACTTTTCAGTTGCACTTCAAAGTAAGGAACAAATTATCCTACAAAAAGATAATCTGATTGAATTAAAAGACAATCAAATCAAAACCCTCAAAAAACAAAAAAGAGGGCAATTTTGGAATGGTTTGTTATTGGGTGGTGCCGGTGGCGCTACATTGATTGCTGTATTATTCGTATTATAAAAATGTATGCCAGATTTAAGAACACTCATACGAGAAGAGTGGGTCAAGTGCGCTAAAGACCCTGTATACTTTTTTAAAAAGTATTGTTACATTCAGCACCCCCACCGAGGAAAAATCCTTTTTAACTTGTATGAGTTTCAAGAGGGGCTGATGCATAATATCAATGACCATCGTTTTAATGTAATCCTCAAATCACGACAATTAGGTATCTCTACACTTTCAGCCGGATATTCACTCTGGCTGATGTTGTTTCACGAAGACAAAAACATTTTGGTAATTGCAACTAAACAAGAGGTTGCAAAGAACCTTGTAACGAAGGTTCGTTTTATGCATTCTAACTTACCAACTTGGTTAAAAGGTCAAACCGAAGAGGACAACAAACTATCACTCCGATTAAAGAATGGTTCGCAAATCAAAGCAACATCTGCTGCTGGAGATGCTGGTCGTTCTGAAGCATTGTCTCTTTTGGTAATTGATGAGGCTGCATTTATTGATAATGTAGAAGAAATTTGGACATCCGCACAATCAACACTTTCAACAGGTGGTGGTGCTATTGTATTGTCTACACCAAATGGTGTGGGTAACTGGTTTCACAAAGTATGGTTACAAGGTCAAGCTGGAGAACAATGGCACCCAACCGAACTCCATTGGACTGTACACCCTGATAGAAATCAACGATGGAGAGATGAACAAACAAAACTCCTTGGTGAAAAGGGCGCAGCCCAAGAATGTGATTGTGACTTTATTTCATCCGGTTATACAGTAGTAGAAGGTTCTACACTACAATGGTATCAAGAGACTTATGTAAAAGACCCTGTTGAAAAACGAGGATTTGATGGTAACTATTGGTTATGGGATTATCCAAACTATTCTCGTGACTATGTAGTGGTTGCCGATGTCGCTCGTGGTGACTCAACCGACTATTCAGCATTCCATGTTTTTGACATAGAAACCGTAGAACAAGTTGCAGAATATAAAGGTAAAATTGAAACTAAACAATATGGTGCATTTTTAGCATCAGTTGCAAGTGAGTGGAATAATGCAATGTTGGTTGTTGAAAACGCAAACATTGGGTGGGCTGTAATTCAAGAAATTATTGATAGACAATATCAAAATTTATATTATTCATATAGAGAGCTGGGTTACATTGATGAAGATATTCATCTTCGTAAAGGTTGGGACTTAAAACGAAAAGATGATATGGTTCCTGGTTTTACAATGTCCTCAAGAACACGACCTTTGGTGATTTCAAAACTCGATACTTACATGAGAGAACGAACCCCAATCATTCACTCTAAGCGATTAATTGATGAGTTATTCGTATTCATATGGAATGGTAGTAGAGCAGAAGCACAGCGAGGTTATAATGATGATTTGGTGATGTCATTCTCAACGGGCTTGTGGGTTCGTGATACTGCATTGAGATTAAGACAACAAGGTATGGATTTAACGAGAACCACATTGGGTCATATTGGTAAATCCAACACGGGTGTGTATTCGGGTAGAACATTAGGTCAAGACCCTTGGAAACAAAAAGACCCATACGGAAATGACAATGATTTAACTTGGCTACTTTAAATTTGGTAGTTAAGTTTATTTTTTGTATATTTATACTTTGTAGAACTACACACTTTTAAGTGAGACACTAATATGGCAGATAAATCTCTTTTTGGTAGATTAAGAAAACTATTCAACACACAGGTTGTTGTTCGTAGGATTGGTAAGGGTCGTACTCAAGCAGTTGACACCCAACGATTACAATCCCAAGGTAACCTTCGTGGTTCATCATATTATGATAGATTTGGTAGATTACATACTACTCGTAGAAATTGGGAAACATACAACAACCAATTTAATTATCATTCAAACAAATTAGAATTATATACTGATTACGAAGCAATGGATAAGGACTCCATTATTGCTTCAGTTTTGGATATCTACTCTGATGAATGTACCTTGAAGAATGATATGGGAGATGTACTTCGTATCAAAACTCAAGATGAAAATGTAAAGAAAATCCTTCACAACTTATTTTACGATGTTCTAAACATTGAGTTCAATCTATGGGCTTGGATTCGTGGTATGAACAAGTATGGTGATTACTTCCTTCACCTTGATATCGAAGAAGGTGTTGGTATTGTAAATGTATCACCAATGTCAGCATATGAGGTAGAACGTGAAGAGGGTTTTAATCCTGAAAACCCATATGAAGTAAGATTCAAATTAGGTTCTATGGGTGCTGCTCACGGAGCAAGTGTAAACAAGAATGCAGAAGTTTTTGAGTTCTATCAAATTGCACATTTCCGTTTGATGGCAGATACAAACTTCCTACCTTATGGTCGTTCTCTTTTAGAGGGTGCAAGAAAGACTTGGAAACAATTGACTCTTATGGAAGATGCAATGATGATTCATAGAATTATGAGAGCGCCAGAAAGAAGAATCTTTAAGATTGATGTGGGTAATATTCCTCCAAATGAGGTTGATAACCATATGAGAAGTATTATCGACCAAATGAAAAAAGTTCCATATCTCGACCAAACCACAGGTGACTACAACCTCAAGTTTAACTTGATGAATATGTTGGATGATTACTATCTTCCAGTTCGTGGCGGTCAAAGTGGTACGGAGATTGAGTCATTAAGCGGAATGGAATTTGGTGGTATCGATGATATCGAATACTTGAGAAATAGAATGATGGCAGCACTCAAAGTTCCAAAAGCATTTATTGGATATGATGAGGCCGTTGAAGGTAAAGCAACATTAGCACAAGAAGATATCAGATTCGCACGTTCGGTTGAGAGAATTCAAAAAATTGTTCTTTCCGAGTTGACTAAAATTGCAATTGTTCACTTATACTCACAAGGTTACGAAAACGAAGACCTTGTAAACTTTGAGTTGGAATTAACCAACCCATCTATTATTTACGAACAAGAAAAGGCATCTTTATGGTCTGAAAAAGTAAATCTTGTCAGAGATATGAAAGAGCTTAAAATGGTTTCTCAAGAGTGGATGTATAAAAACATTATGAATATGTCCGATGATGAATGGAAGGCTGAACAAGCTAAAGTTATTAACGACCTTAAACTTGGATTTAGACAAGCTCAAATCGAAGATGAAGGTAATGACCCAGTTAAGACCGGCCAATCATTTGGTACACCACACGACCTTGCTGCATTAAACCTACAAGATGGTGAAGAAGCGGGTGAGGAAAATCAAGGTGGTTCACCGCAAGGTGGATTCGAAGGAGCTGGTAGACCAGAAACTGCCGGAACTTATAAAACCGATGATAGTACATTTGGTAGAGACCCACTAGGTCAACAAACTGATATTAAACCAGCGGCAACATACCACAAATACAAAAACTCACCTCTTGCATATGAACAAAAAGAGGCATTGAGAACATCTTTGAAAAAGGTAAAAGTAAAGTCACATCAAATTTTACAAGAATCTTTAGGTGAAGATGTTAAGAAAGAAAGTGGTCTTTTAGATGAATCAAATCTTCTTCAAGACACGATTTGATGAGTTTTTGTATATTTATTAATTGGAATAGTAATAGATAAGGTTTAAGATGAGTAAACTTAAACATAGTAAATTCAAGAATACGGGTATTTTATTTGAATTACTCGTAAGACAAATCGCTTCAGATACATTAGCGAACAAGGATTCTCTTGCCCTTGAAATTATTAAAAAGCATTTTAAAAGAGGAACTGAACTCAACAAGGAATTGAAATTGTATCAAGCTCTTACTAAAGAGAACTTTGATTCACAATACAAGGCCCAAGAGTATGTTAATATTATCCTACAAGATAGAGCTAACTTAAACGAATCAATTCTTCGTAGACAAAAGTATAACTTGATTAAGTCAATCAAAGAATCTTTTGTGATGGAAGACTTCTTTAAGTATCGTGTAAATAACTACCGTGAGATGGCATCTGTATTTAAATTATTTGAATATAATCAATCAACTTCTCCAAAAGAGTATGTAACTTGTAAAAATGCTATTCTTGAAACTATTACTAAAAACGATGTAGAAATCGTTACCGAGTCTACTGACAAAGAATACACATCACAACCTAAAGAGGTTCGTATGTTGGCTTACAAATTCTTGGTAGATTCATTTAATTCCAAATACACCAACCTTTCAGAAACACAAAAGAAAGTTCTCCGTACCTATATCAACAATGTTGACAATTCAGGTAAGTTGAGAGGGTTTGTTGTTGCTGAAGTAAAAAGATTAAAAGCTGAATTTGCAAAAGTGGAGATTTCAGATAAGGTTGCTAAAATCAAATTAACTGAAACTGTAAACCTTATTGATAATATTACTAATTCCAAAGTTATCAACGAAAACCAAATTCTTTCACTTTTGAGATATCATGAACTTTTACAAGAGTTAAGGAGAGTTTCAAATGTCTAAATTTTTGTTAGAACAATTGGAAGCAAAGTTTGAAGAGTTGGAAGACAAAGACACTCTTCAAGATGAAGAATTAGAAGAGGCCAATGTAACCGGTAATATGGATGGGGGTGCTGGCCCACCTAAAACTCCACACGCTTTTGCGAAAAGTGAAGAAGATTTAGATGATGAACATATTGAAGTTTTAGGTTACAAAAAAGCCAAGAAGACCAAAATGAATACGGAGTCAAAGAGTATGAAGAAATTAGAAGACAAACTTGAAAAACTAATTGAAGCAACTTATCGTGATTATAAAAACGATGACTCTATGAAATCACACCAAAAGGTTAACAACTCAATTAAAGAAATCAATAGATTGATGTATGAGGTCGAGAAGATTGTTAATCAGAACACAAAGTTGAAAAACGAAACAGGCGTACACAATGGTCAGTATTGGAAATCCACACAAAAGAGATTTGGAAAGATTTCTGAAAGAATGTTAAAAGTTGCTCATAAACTAAAAGAATTGAGTGCGTAATATGTCGTGTGGTTGTAATAAAAATAAATTGAATGAAGAACTTGAGGTTCAAGACCTTGAGGAAATCCGTTTGATGATTCGTAGAGAATTAGCACGGGTCTTCTTTGATTTATATAGAAAGAAAAAGGTTTGGGAGAACTAATGAAACAACTTCTTGTAGATACAATGATATTTGATGTAACACCTACAATGTTACAAGAGGCTCAAGAAAAGCATGGTCGTTTCTTGGTTAATGGTGTATTGCAAAGAGCAAACGCTAAAAACCAAAATGGTAGAGTATACCCAAGAAATATTCTTGAAAGAGAAGTTGAAAAGTACAAGGGTCGTGAAATTAAAGAGAATCGTGCTTACGGAGAACTCGACCATCCTGAATCTGCCGTTGTAGAATTAAAGAACACATCACACATCGTTCGTGATGTTTATTGGAAGGGTGATGATGTAGTAGGTACAGTTGAAATTCTCAACACACCTACGGGTAACATTCTTAAAGAACTCATTAAAGCAGGTTGTACTGTTGGTATCTCATCAAGAGGTATGGGTTCAGTAAAACAAATCGGTGAAGATACTGTTGCAGTTGAAAACGACTTTGATTTGATTTGTTGGGATTTTGTATCTAATCCATCAACTCATGGTGCATTTATGTCTCCAAAAAACGAAGGTGTAATCAATGAGTCGGTTACCATTAAAAACAATACTTATAAATACAAGAAAGCTAACAACCTTATGAGAGAAATCATTTGTGAAGTTGGTGGCTATTGTGAATGTGATTTCGGAGTAAAATAATGAAATTGAAAAGCTTACTTAAAGAATCTCAACATTTAGATTATAAAAGAATGAATGTTGGTGAAGAGGAAGAAAAAGGAATGACTAACGAAGAAAAACGTGCATTCCTTGAAGCCGTATCTCAATACAAAAGATTTGGTGAATCAATCTATCGTACAGGAAACTTGGCTGAAGTATACGAATCAATTAAAGGTATCGTAGAAACTGCACAAAAGGTAACTCTTGAAGAAACAGGCGATTGGTTTGATAAGGTGACTGTTAATAGACATATGAAGTCTATGAATGAGTCATTCAAAGTATTCTCAAATACCATCAAAGAAGTAAATGTTCTACAACAAAGACTTGAGTCTTGTTACGATGAGATGGGTGAAGTTCTTGGTAAATACTACGAAATCAAAGAAGCTGAAGAAAAAGAAGCTGATATGGAAGAGGGTAACGAGTTTGGTGCCGCAAGAGCAAAGGCAATCGCTGCTGGTGATAGTGAATTTGAAGTTGATGGTAAAAAATACAAGGTAACTTCAGTTGATGATGAAGATAAAGAAAACGCAAAAGACTTCACCGAAGAATCAGTAAACGAATCAAAGTATACAGTTGTTAACCCAAAGAATGGTAATGTAATGGGTCAAGGTATGAAAGACCAGGCCGCAAAACTTGCTAAGAAAATGGGTGGTGAAAAAATGGGATACTTTGTAATTCCAGTTAAGAACGCTTTGAAAGCAAGAAGAGCTTTGGAAAAATTTAACTTTGATGTTAAGAATCCAAAACTAAAAGACATTATGTCTGATTTATACTTTGAAGAAGTAGAAGGTAACAAATCGATGAAATTGACTTCTATTATGGAAGGTTACTCTACTGAAGAAAAGAGAATTGTTTTGATGGCAGTTAAAAAGATTATGAAGTATATGAATGTTGATATCAAAACTGCAATGATGTATGTACTTGGTGCTGGTCAAGAATTAGAAAGAGATATTGAAAAGGGTAAGGTAAAGTAATGGATAAGATGCAAATTTTACAAAACTTTTCAGTTGATGTTTCAAAGGTAATCAAACAACACATCAAAGACATCAAAAAACTTGACCCAAAAACTCAAAGAAAATTGGGAAATTTGATTGGAGATTTTAAAGAAGGTTTAGATAACTTATCTACCGATACTAATGAGTCGGTTAATGAAAGTCGAGTTCCAAAAATGTATGTTAAGTATGTGGCTGTTATTAAGAAAATTAAAGAACTCGAAGAAAAGCAGAAAGAATTGGCCCAACCATACTTTGATGCAAGGTCTAAAGGTGATATAAAAACTGCTAAATCTCAATTAGAACTGATGAAACAAAATCAAAAAGAGTTAACGGGTTATAGAAAAAACTTAGCCAGTATTGAATCAAAATACATTGACAATATGGATTATTTTCCAGGAGAGTAAAATTTTTACATATTAATTATAAGAAAGGTTTGGTAATCCCAAACCTTTTTTGTATATTTGTAACTTATGAATGGATTTTTATCAGTATTAGATACACGAAAGAAAGAATGGCAAGCCCGAAAGAGATGGTGGATACAAAAATACAATATTCAATCGGAACTTGGTAGAGAGGATACTATATCTAAATCAAGGTTTTGGGATGATAATACTGTATCTATATTTGATGCTACCTTATGTGAAACCATCTACACTTCGTTTATCCCACCATCAGGTTCAATCCTTGACCCATTTGCAGGTGGAAGTGTTAGGGGTATTGTAGCCGAAGAGTTAGGGTTTAGGTATACAGGCGTAGAATTATCCAAAGAACAAATAGACGCAAACAAATTACAATCCAATAAACCAACTTGGATTTGTGGTGATAGTGAAGAAGTGTTAGATACACTACAAGACCAATATGATTTGGTATTTACCTGCCCACCATATCACGACTTGGAAATATATTCCGATAATCCAAATGACTTATCCAATATGGATTGGGATACGTTTCTTATCAAATACAAATCAATCATACAAAAATCATATGATAAACTAAAAGACAATAGGTTCTTTATTATTGTTGTGAGTGAGATACGAGATAGATTGACTACTGGCAATTATAAGATTGGTAAATATAAGGGGTTTGTTCCATCTACCATTAGGATTGCTGAAGAATGTGGGTTTCATTACTATAACGATGTTGTGTTGATAAACGCATCTCAACAATCCGGCAGAATGTCCAACGTATACTTCAATCGTAATAGAAAGGTAGCATCAACTCATCAGAATGTTTTGATGTTTGTAAAAGGAAACCCAGACCTTGCAACCGAAGACATTGAATGGGATGGAACATATGTTTGTGAGATAGATGGTAAGAAGTATAAGTCATATAGAGAAGCTGCAATAGATATTGAACCAAACAAACTTGTAGCAAGTGAAGTAGAGCGTAGGTGTATGTCAACTAAATACAAATATAAGGATTGGAATATACTTGGGATTGATAAAAAACCTAACATACAATTTGATATAGATGGGGCCTTATTCCAATCAACATCACAAATAACTAAACTACTTGGTAATATAACTGAAAATAATGTTAGAACGTGGGTGGATTCAAACTCTAAAAATTGGATTCATTGGAAACGAGTATCTTCAGATGAGTATAATGTGTCTTATAGTGAAATGGAACAAACTTGGAACAATGCAATCCGATTTGAATTAAATACAATCAAATGTGAAGGTATTGAGTTTAAAACAATAAAAGAAGCTTCACAATATTTTAATTTATCACCTGAACGAATACGACAAAAGTTAGTTTCTGATAAATATGATGACTACATATATCTTAATTAAATTTAACTCTATATTTATAAACGGATGTTACTTTGAGTGATGTCCGTTTTATTTTGTAAAAAAGTTATATAAATGGCAGAACAAAAAGTTAGAAAAGAAAGAGAGGAGTTATTCCTCTATGGTCACGCAAATGGTGTGAGAGTTATCAATGGTAATGTTGAAGCCGCACTTCGTAAGTGGAAACGTATGATGAAAGATAGTGGTATCATTGATTACGTTAAACACAATCGTGAATACACAAAACCAACTACGGCTCGTAGAAAAAAGATGAATGACGCCATCAGAGCTGAGTGGGTACGAAGAAGAAGAGAAGACTATTAATAGTAAACACTCTATCGTTTCGGAAAATAGTCCCATATTTATTAGAAAAAATATCACTCCCTAATGAGTGATTATCATTATTGAAATTTATATTCTATTAAGATTCCCAATAATCTTATTATCCAAAAGTTTAATTTAGGAGATAACAAATGAAATCAGATTTGTTAAAAGAAGCAATCGCTGATGCCAAGGCCGTAAAGGAAACTGCATTAGCAAACGCTAAGATGGCTCTCGAAGAGGCATTTACTCCAAAACTTCAATCTATGCTTTCTCACAAACTCGCTGAAGAGTTAGAAGATGAAGAAGAAGTAGAAGATGAAATGGAAGATTCAATGGCACCAGAGATGGAAACCGAAGAAGAATTGGACATGGCATCTGAAGAAGAGGTTGAAGAAGAGTTAGATTCTGATGAAGAAGAAGAGGTATCTGATATCGCTTCTGATGAAATCGAGTCTCACGAAGAGGAAATGCATTCTGAAGAAGAGGGTTCTGAAGAAGAAGAAGCCGACATGGAAGAGATGATGGATGAAGAGGAAGATGAAATGACCGAAGAGGAAGATGAGTTGGACTTGGAATCAGTAATCGCTGAATTGGAAGCTGCTTTGGGCGATGAAGAAGTATCTGAAGAAGAAGATGCTGAAGAAGTATCTGAAGAAGAAGACCTTGAAGAGGAACTTGATTCATCTGACATTGAAAATGATGATGAGTTGACTGAAGAAGAAGATGAAGAATTGTCTTTGGAAGAAATCATCTCTACATTGAAAGAAATGGCTGATGAAGAAGAAGTTTCTGAAGAAGAGGAAACTGTTGAAGAAGGTTGGAACGAAGAAAAAGAAACCGAGTTGGAAGAAGCTTACAATGTTATTACATCATTGAAGAACACTATCAACGAAGTAAATCTTTTGAACGCTAAACTTCTTTACACTAACAAGTTGTTCAGAACTTTTGATTTGAACGAGAACCAAAAGATGAAAGTTATCGAGAACTTCGATAGAGCCGCATCTTTAAGAGAAGTAAAATTGGTATTCGCTACATTGGGTGAGAACTTAAATGTTGCTAAAAAACCTAAAACAGTTGTTAAAGAATCACTTGCATCTAAACCTATGAAGTCAAGCGCACCGCAGAAATCAATCATTTCTGAAGGTAACGTAGTAGCTGATAGATTTAAGAAGCTTGCTGGTTTGATTAAATAATTTTAAACCTAAAGAAAAGGATTAATAAGATGAACACAAATTCATTATTAAACGAATCTGCTGGTTTCAACAAGAAAATGTCTGAAGAGGCCAAAGGCCTTGTAGGTAAGTGGGAAAAAACAGGTCTTTTGGAAGGTATCACTACCGACTTCGAAAGAGCTGGAATCGCTACATTGTTGGAAAACCAAGCAAAACAATTAGTATCTGAAGCTTCTGCTACTGGTACTTCTGCAAACTCTGAAGAGTGGGCTGGTGTCGCTCTTCCATTGGTACGAAGAATTTTCAGCGAAATCGCTGCTAAAGAATTCGTTTCAGTACAACCTATGAACCTTCCTTCTGGTCTTGTATTCTACTTGGATTTCAAGTATGGTACTGCTCAGCCAGGATTTGAAACAGGTGCTGGTAAAGACTCACAAACTGACTCTGTATTCGGTATCACCGAAACTGCTAATGAGGCTTCTGAAGGTCTTTATGGTGCTGGTCGTTTTGGTTACACTATCCAAGATACTGCATCAGTTGTTGCTGAAGCATCTTGTGTAACTGCATCGTTGGCATCTTTGAGTGACATCAACTACGATTCAGCATTCTCTGCATCAGTATGGGCGTCTTCTGACCTTTACACTGTTGCTGTTCCTGTTGCTAATTTGAGTGGTTACGACTCTGAAGGTGTTCGTGCTTTCGCTATCGAAGCATCTGCCATTACCGAGTACTACCCTGCATACACTAAATTGTCAGGTGCTAATGTAGTATTCGTAGTAAAAGGTTCTTCTACTGAAGCATTGGCCGGTAACGCTACTGTTAAGTTCCAAAAGCAACCAACTGACATCACTCGTGGTGACTTCGAACAAACTACTGCTGGTTTCGGTCAAAACCCTGAAACTGATTTGGGTATTCCAGAATTGAACGTAGAGCTTCGCTCTGTGCCAATCGTTGCTAAGACTCGTAAGTTGAAAGCACAATGGACTCCTGAATTTGCTCAAGATTTGAACGCATACCACTCAATCGATGCTGAAGCTGAATTGACTTCAATGTTGTCTGAATACATCTCACAAGAAATCGACCTCGAAATCTTGGATATGTTGGTAGAAAACGCATTGACTACTGGTTACTGGTCAGCTCGTATCGGTTACTCTTGGAATGGTAGTGGTTTCACTTCTTCTGGCTTGAATGCTGCTGTTGAGAGATACACTCAACAACAATGGTTCCAGACTCTTGGTACTCAATTACAAAGAGTTTCTAACCAAATTCACACCAAAACAATGAGAGGTGGCGCTAACTTTATGGTTGTTTCTCCAGATGTAGCTACTGTTCTTGAGTCTATCCCAGGATTTGCTGCTTCAGGTACTGGTAACGAAATGCAATTCGCAATGGGTGTATCTCAAGTAGGTTCATTCGCTAATCGCTACCAAGTTTACAAGAACCCATATATGCAAGAAAACCTTATCTTGATGGGCTTCAAAGGTTCACAATTCTTGGAAAGTGGTGCTGTTTACGCTCCATACATTCCATTAATCATGACTCCGTTGGTGTACGACCCGAAAAACTTCCAACCAAGAAAAGGTGTAATGACACGTTACGCCAAGCAAATGGTTCGTGGTGAGTTCTACGGTAAAGTATACGTTCACGGTTTGGAAATCTTCTCTTAATTGAGAGATTAACATAATCTTTATTAAAGGGGGGCTTCGGCTCCCCTTTTTTATTGGTTTATATCATATTTATACCAAAGTCCGTTACATAACATAAAGGGAATGATATATGCCTGAAAACGTAGAGAAGAGAGTACCAAAGGGGGACATTAGGTTCACACTTTCATTATCAGAAGAACAAAAGTTAGCGAAATCACAAATACTTTATCATCCATTCAATTTTATATTAGGAAAGGCCGGTAGTGGTAAGACCTTAATGGCAGTTCAAATTGCATTGGATTTGTTCTTTAAAAGAGAAGTAAATAAAATCGTTATAACACGACCAACAGTTTCAAATGAAGATAACGGATTCTTGCCGGGGTCATTGGAAGAAAAAATGGAACCCTGGTTAGTTCCAATTCGTTCCAATATGAGAAAGGTTTACAACAAACCTGAAGTTTTGGAAAAGATGGAAAAGAATGAAGATATTGAATTGGTATCTTTAACTCACTTTAGAGGGAGAACTTTTGATAATTGTATAGTTATAGTAGATGAGTTTCAAAACTTGACCAAACAACAACTTGGAATGGTCTTGGGTAGATTGGGAAAAAACTCTCGAATGATACTTTGTGGAGATGGTCAACAAATTGATTTAAAATTCAATAATGATTCAGCAGTTCACGATGTGCCAAAGTTAAAAGATTCTCAATATGTATATACAACGACCCTAAAAGATAACCACAGACATGAGTCTTTGGATGAGGTGTTACGATTATTGTATTCATATTAAGTAGTTCCGTTAATTTTCTCACTATTTATTAAGTGAGGGAAAGTATTTTAATTATCGGAGAAATATATGCCATTTGACTATACCGGCTCATTTAGTGGTTCATTTACTGGTGATATTACATCAACTAATGGTGTTATTTCATCTTCGGCTCAGGTTGTTTCAAATCTACCAAGTGGTGTAGTATCTGCATCCAGTCAAATAGATTATAGAACTATACAAAACAAACCGGCCACCATTTCTGCATTCCAGAAAAACTCTATTGTAGCTAATAATAACTTTAGAGAAAATATATATCCCAATGATTCGGCATCATTTGATTCTCGAATAAATGAACTCGCTGCAAACGACAATACGGGTTCGGATGCACAAACACTTTCATTTAATTCAGCCACAAACGCTTTAACCATTTCAAGTGGTAATAGTGTTGATTTATCATCACTTTCTGGTGGTGGTAGTGGTGGTAGTGGTTTGGCTATTACAGCATCAGATGAGGGAGTCACTCTTTCAGAAAATGTGCGTAGTTTAGATTTTGTTGGTAACGCAGTAACCGCTACAAATAGTGGTAATGCAGTTACAATCACAATCAATACAGGTTCCGCTGGAGTTTCGACTTGGACTGAACTAACAGGCAAACCAAGTGGTTTAGTTAGTGGGTCTTCCCAAATTACGGATGTAATCACCGATTCATATATTTCAGCATCAGCTGCTGCAAGTGGATTCGGTACTGGTGGTGGGACAAGTGACTTCAATAGTCTAATCAATGTGCCAAGTGGTCTCGTATCAAGTTCAGACCAAATACTTCCAATCACAACTTCAAGTATTACTGACTTTGATACCGAGGTATCTCGTTCAGCAGCTGAAGCAGGATTTGGTGCTGGTGGTGGTGAAACTTACACGGCCGGTAATGGTATTTCTATTACATCAAATGTAATTTCTATTGATACATCATCAACACACTTTAGATTAGGTGTATCTGCATCTGCAGCTCTATACGGATTTGGTTCTGGTGGCGGTGGTGGTTCATTTGGTGACCCACCGGTAATTACATCTCATGGATTTACAATTCCAGAATTTACCGGCAGTGGTGCTTTGATTGGAACTCTTGTCGCAACAGATGTTACGCCTGGTGATACTCAAACTTGGGCAATCCAAAGTGGTTATACTGATAATTTCTTTGAAGTATCTACTGCTGGTGTTGTTAGAGCTGTAGCGTCATCAAGTAGAGCAATGAATACGGACAATACTCCTGGTTCCGGTTCACATCCATTCTTGATTCAAGTAACTGATGGTCAAAACAACACGGTAGAAAAAACAATTTATATTCGTGTAACTCCAAATTCAGCACCAGTATTTAGAATTGATGGTGTGAGTGGAAACACAATTACATCATTTACGGCATCATTAGATGAATCATCAAGTGCTGCAACTAAAACACAATATAGAGTTTATGTTACTGATGCTGATAGTGATGCTTTGACCATTAGAACTGGTAGTTTAGGTACTGACCATTTTTCATTTACAATTGGAACTACTGGCGTATCAAAATACATTGACCTTGTTCAAGTAACATCTTCTTTAGATTATGAAAACATAACATCATACTCTTTTGTATTGACCGCATCTGATGCAAATTACGAAGCCGGATATGATGTTCCTAATATTACATACCTACCATATCGTGTTGAGGTGGTTGATAACTTGGGTCCAGGCATCCAAGACCAAACAATTTCAGGTGTTAATGAAAATTCATCTGATAGTACTTCTGCCGGTAGTATATCTGCTACGGATAATAGTAATCCGGCAAACACAATTTACTATAAAAATTTCACATTAGTATCAGCACATTCTGGAAGTAATGTTTCAAACCCAAACATTACCTCTTCTCTTGGAGGTACATCTTTAACCGACCCAACCGCAGACGCATTCCAAATGAACATTGCGGGCGCAGTTACCCGTAGGTCATCAGTATTTTTAAATTCTGATATTGCAAACCGATATGTTTATAGAGTTAATGTTGGCGATGCATATAATGCTGATACCGCAAGTGCATTAATTACAATTCCAATTTCAGATGACGCCGCATCAACTATTGGCGCTAATGGTGGTACATACTATACATTAGAATCATCGGTTCAAGGTGATAATCTAACAACAAATTCTAATGGATATACTATATCAAACGTAACATTCACCTCTGCTGTATCTCAGCGATGGGAAGTAAATACAATTCCAAGTGGGTATGTTAGATTTGCAGATAATAGTTCAACAGCATATACGGGTTCAAGTGCTACATTAGAAATTGATACTAATATTAGTGGTTCTCCATATTCTGGTAGTAATACTATTGCAATTCAAATTACAGCATCTGAAAATTTATTTTATACTACTAAACAATATAGAAACCATACATTAAACATTGTAGAAAATTCTGCACCAATCGGAACGTATTCCGAGACAAGTGCAAACTTAAATACAAATGGCGCAAGACCATCAAATACAATTTTAACTTTAACTTGGTCTGATACTGAAAGTGATTCTTTAAATCACAATACATTTACATTTTCAAGTGATGCAGATATTACATCATCTTGGGATGGTGCATATGAGTACACAATTACACCAACATCAAATCTTGCAGCAGGAACTTATTATGTAAGTGCAAGTATTAAAGATGAACACGGGTTCCGTACAGGTGAAAAAAATACATCATTTACAATTGCACAAGCACCAACTGGTAGTTTGTCCGAAAATGGTACATTCTATGTAATCGAATCGGCAACAACTGGTGATAATATTGTATTGGGAACAAATGGTAGAACTGGAACTCAAGGTGACTTGGGAGTTTCTTACTCACCACAATACAATTCAGCCGCAGTCGCATCATTTACTTCATCAAACGAATATATTGGGGTAAATAGTAGTGGTAATCTCACAGTTAGTAGTTCGATTAGTGGTAGTGTAAACATATACCCAGGAACAATTACTTCAGACATTACTTGGAGAGACCAATATGATAATGTTGGTGGGCCTCAAACTATTACTGTAAATCTTGCAATTAATAACGCACCTTCTGCTGCCGAACTTACTTCTACAAATAGAAACACTAACCAAGCAACCAATGGTAATCTATTATCTACTATAAAGTGGACTGATACTGAAAGTGATGCTTTGAATATTTCATCATTTGTATTAACAGGTGTAAGTGCTTCTAACTTATCAAGTTCATACGATGGGTCTAACAACTTTGGATTATACGCAAATGGTGACCAATCGGCAGGAACTATTTCGTTCACAGCAAGTATTAAAGATGTACATGGATTTAGAACTGGTGTGTATACAGATGATATCACAATCGCACAAGCCGATAACGGTACTTTGACCGCACCTGGTAACTTGTTTATTATTGAATCTGCTACAAGTGGTGATGGTATTACAAATACTACAACTGGTATTGGTACTGCTAAAACTTTGAGTGTAACGTATTCACCAAGTTATGGGTCACCAATTGCACAAAACTTCACATCCGATAACCCATTTGTTGCAGTTAACTCATCAACGGGTGTATTAACTGTTGGAACTGATATTAGTGGTAGTGGTAATACCGATGGTACAACTCTTACTGCAAACATTGGTTGGGAAGACCAATATGGTAATGCAGATTCAGCACCAATTACCGTGA